ATTCTTTTTTAAAAAACGATAAACTTACATATATCTTGTAGTTATGGTTAATGGCTACATTATTTTTTAATAATTACACTTTTGGAGCTAACATTTCCACTTTTATTTCATCGTCAGAAGTATATCCACTAAGTTTGAAATCTAAAATTTTGTAGCTGTTGAAAATAACATCAACATCCGTTTCAAAAATATCCACTAACTCAGGCAACAAAGCCTCACAATTTGAATGTTTATTAGGATCTCTTTTTAAAAGTTCTTTCACTGCATCGTATTGATTATCATAAAAATGAACACATTTCAAAGTTCCCTCTATAGCTATTGCTTTACAGCCAGTTACTTTTTCTAAAATTTTAGCCAAAAGACCATAGCTCGCAATGTTAAATGGTAAACCTAGAAAAGTGTCAACAGAACGTTGATTCCAATGTAATTCAAACCCAAAATTTCCATCTTCTAACGGAACACCAATAATCTGAAATTCTGAATGGCACGGAGGCAAAGCTGTTAGTTCAGTTTCAGAAGGATTCCAAGCATTTACTTTTAATCTACTTGACATTATATCTAATCCCATCATTTTTACAAGGTCTTTAATTTGGTCTGTGTTGCCGTTAAAATTTCTCCATTGTACAGAGTAATTTTGTCCAACAGAGCCGATTCCTTTTTTTTCAAAATCTTCAAAAGTTAAAACTCCACCGTGTTTTTTATGCCAATTAAAAGCATCTTTGTTCCAGATTTTAATCCCATTTTCATTCAAATACTTTACATCGTTATCTCCGCGAAGAAACCAAATCAATTCTCCAACGATTCCCTTCCAATATAATTTTTTGTTTGTGATTGCGGGGAAACCATCATTGAAATCGTGTCTGAAGGTGTAACTAGGTATCTGTAGCCTTTTTACACCTCTATTTTTGTTTTCATAGACTTTACCTTCATTGATAATTTTTTTACATAATTTTTGAAATTCTTGATCTACTTTTGACATAATTTTATTTATAATTTGTTAAAAACGCATAAAACTGCGTATATATTGTAGTTAGGAGCAAGGCTATGGCAGAAATACAATATCGACTTTATCGCCTTTTTTAATTCTTCCTTCCATTTTGGAATATTGATAAGGAAGTTTTAGGTTTAATATTCCGTGATTATTTTCAATTGTAAATGCAGTTTCCTCAACTGTAAATTCTAAAGCGTTGTTTTTTCGCAATCCATCTGTGATAATTAAAAGCTGTTCAATAGCATCTTGTTTTGATATTTCGTGATTGCATAATTTTTCAATAATTTCTTTTATTTTCATTTCTTTTTTATTTAAAATTTAAAGTTACTTTCGTTTTTTTGTAATCAAATTTTAGTTCCTCTATACCGAGTATTTCAGCATATTCAAAAAACATTTTCGTATGCATTCCTCCACCGCTTTTAATTTGGCGGCTAATATGTTGAGGTTTTCTACCTACTTTTTCAGCAAATTTTTTCTGATTTAATCCAGAAGTTTCAATCAATAATTTTAGTAAATTCATAATTGTTTTTTTTTCAAAGGTACAACCGAATTCAATATTAAAGTGTTAAAGTATGTTAAAAAATAACCTACAAGGGTTATTAGTTATATCTTTGCTGAAACAAATAAATATTAATATTATGGAATCAGATCACTTAGACTTTATGTCGCCAGCAAACGAAACGCCCAGAGAAAAGAATTTCGACGACGTTTATTTACAATTAAATCGGGAAGATGCGCTAATTGTAGAAGAGCATATTGACAATATCCCGAGGGTAAATTTTAACTTTAAAAAATGTTTAGATTTTGTAAAAACTAAAATATCTAACGATTTAACGGAAGGGAATTACACGGTTGAAAATAATAGTGGATCATCTGCAATGTTAAATTTTGAAGGCATTAAGTTGTATTTTTTCACATTCGCAGGATCACTTTGTAATTCAGATTTTGGAATAGAAGGGACAGAAAATCAAAAAGCTGTTTTTAAATCTAAAACTTTTGCAGACCAAAAATCGGAACTTCAAAAAGAAATTGATTTATTAACCGTTAAAATGAACGCTTTATGATAGAAGTAATAGAGTACCAAGCTGAAAGAATTAAAGCTTTAGAAGCAGAATTAAAGCGCTTAAATGAGTTGCTAAACGAAACCGCAAAAGAAATAGAGGTTATAATATTAGACCCGAACTTTGACAAGCCATTATCTGAATTAAATAAAAATTATTAATTATGAGCAAATTACAATTTTTTGAAATGAGAGCCGAAGAAATGGCTACATTGTATGATAGTACTTTTACCAAAAAAGAAGCTATTAAAACTGGAGAAGCATTAGTGCAAAACGTATTAGATAACGGACAAGTTGGGGTTTTAGAATTAACTTGTAGTTTAGTAAGACTTCAAGAAGTAATAAGTACGGCAGTTTCTAAATTGCGGAATCATTTGCCAACTGAAAAAACCGAATTGATGGGGGTTACTTTTACGCCTACAAATGGTGGAAACACGGTAAATTATGCAGACGATGAAATATACCGAACTATAAAAGCAGACTTAGACGCACGCACCGAGCAACTAAAATTAGCACAAAAGCAAGACGTTTTTGATGCTTACGGAAATCAGGTGCCAAAAGTTTCTACAACTCCCCGCAAAGATTCAATAACAATTAAATTTTAGAAATTATGAAAAACGAAATTACAATAATGCCAGTAAACGATATTATGTCTATGGCAAAGGTATTTGCAGAAAGTGGAATGTTTACAGATGCAAAAGCAATGGGACAAGCATTTGTTAAAATACAAGCGGGTCAAGAAATTGGCGTACCACCATTTGCCGCGATGTCAGGAATACACATTATTCAAGGCAAACCAACTTTAGGAGCGGGACTAATTGCAAGCACAGTAAAGGGAAGCGGTAAATACGATTATAAAGTAGCAAATTTAGACGATAAAATTTGTTCAATTGATTTTTATCAAGGATCTGAAAATATAGGAAACTCCACTTTTACTATTGAGGATGCAAAGAAAGCATTGACAAAAAATATAGATAAGTTCCCAAAAAATATGTTATTTGCACGTGCAATTTCAAACGGTGTAAAGTGGTTTTGTCCCGATGTGTTTTCGGGCCCCGTTTACGTTCCTGAAGAAATGCCAGAGGTAACTCAAGATATAACCCATGTTGAGGTGATAATACCGAAGCTAACTGATGAGCATTTTGAAAAATACCTTACTTCGCCGAGCGAAAAGATAACAGCTTGTTTAGATGCAATAGAAGAGGGAAAAATAGAGGCGACAATGGTACAAGTTTTAGCATTAGAAAAACAATTAAAAAAGTAAAATTATGAGTGAAGTAGTCGGAAAAATAAAAGTAATTCAGGCAGTAGTTGAAAAAGGCACGTTTAAAAGTCAAAATGTAGTTGTAACGACAGACGAGCAATATCCTCAAGATATTTCAATTCAATTTGTACAAGATAAATGTGATTTGCTAAATAATTTTAGCACAGGTCAACAAGTAGTTGTTGGTATAAATTTAAGAGGCAGAGAATGGATTAACCCGCAAGGCGAAACTGTTTATTTCAATACTATTCAAGGCTGGAAAATTAAATAAAAACAATAACACCCGCTATTCATTTAGCGGGTTAATTTAAAAACTTAAAAAAATGAAAATTATAAAAGGAAATTGGTATGAGTGTGTTAATGCTTTTCCAAATGGTGTTGGTTGGTTTAAAGTAGGTAATAAATATTTTTCAAATCTAAAAAATAGTTTATATTCAGAAAAAAACGTTAATTGTCATGTTTCTTTTTATGAAGAATACTTCAAGCTTACAACAAACACACCTGGACACTACGACAACACTAACGGTTCGCTTTACAAATTTTGCGAAGAACAAAAGCTAAACAGCTATGAGTTTGACCTTATAAAAAGAATTATGCGATGCCGCAAAAAGGGGCAGTTTGAAGCGGATTTGCAAAGTACGAAAGTATTAATTGATTTGTATTTAAAGGAATATGAAACAGACAAAAAATCAGATTAAAGGGTACAATAGTTTTAAAGAGCACAAAGATTTTATCATAAAAAAACATCATTTAAAAAACATAAAATTCAAAATAATAGACGATTTTATCGTTATAAACTCAAAAATAAACAAAATTATGAACACAATAAACAACACACAGGTAAACGTAAAAGACCTTACAATTCAAGAAATTCAAGAACTAGCAGAAGGATTGCCAATTTGGAAAAACGAAAGATCATTAGTTAGAACTGATATCGAATGTTACTTTACAAAATTCGAAAGTGATCACGAATTTTATGTTCGTGTTTTTTCCAAAACAAAGGTAACCGTAACCTTTGATGAATTTTTAAAATTGAAAGCCTTATGAAAAACGAAACATTATTATCGGAATGCGATCTATCAGTTAGATTGAAAAACTTGTTTAAATTAAATAATATTATAACAATTGGGGATTTGCTAAAACTTGATACTTGCGATTTAATCAAATACAGGAATTTCGGCAAGCGTAGCGTTATTGAAATTCAAGATTTTTTTTGGCAACAATTAAAAATAAAACAGAATGAATAAAGAAGAAAAACAACTCGCACACTATTATCTTTTAGTATTCTTTGCAGTTATAGAAATTTTATGCTTTGCTGCACTAACATTAATAATTTTTTCCTGATGAATCCAAAGAAAAAACACCAACTGATGCATCAGCTAGTTTGTATCAAAATGATTGAACTAGAAATTTATGATCAATTAAAACCAACGTCCGCAAAGATGGTCCAGCAGTTAGCATTTTGCGAAGAGTTTATAGATAGTATTGCCGATACTTCGACAGTTCAAAAAACCACCTATTTTAATGATATGGTAAAAAAAATAGAAACAATTATTAGAAAAGATTTTAACGAAACAATGTAATAATTCACTATCTTTGTGTTTTCATAGTTTAATTTTTTTGTTTTTAAAGTTAGAAGCCAGTCAGAAATGATTGGCTTTTTTTATTTTAAAACTTTAACACTGCATTAACATTTTGGAACACTTTTGTTCCTTATATTTGTACCAGAGTTAAGGAAGTGATTATCACAGCAAACTCTAAAACTTACAAATTATGGAAACTGCAATCAATAAAATATTAACTTTCGGAGTAAAAACAAAAATGACTGTAACAAGCGAAACAATTGTAAATAACACAGCAACTGATTGTTATTCACTAGTAACGCTACAAGGATCAAGAGGCGGTGTAAAACAAGCAAAAAGAAGATTTAATAACACTTATAGAATACTTTAAAATTATGAAAAATTTACAAAACAACGTTTTTATTTTCCAATACACAGACAAAGAAAATAATTGTTTATATAATATAACGGAAGCATTTAGCACGAATTACGGTTTTTCTCATTCTGAAGTCCTAATATTAGAAGGTTTTACTTGCAAAATAGATGCGGTAATATATTGCCAAGAATTTAATCTTAAAATTTTAAATAATTAAATTATGAAAAAATATAGAATTGAACAACTAGAAAAAAATGCTTTTTATATAGAGGAGTACAAAGAAACAAGTATTGCAAAGTCTAATAATGCTTTTTGGAAATGGAAAAAAATTTATACAAAAGAATGGCGTTGGTCTCTTGTTAATGGTGTAAAATACCAAAATTTAGTTGATGCAATTGATGCGTTATTTGAAATTGATAAATATCCAATTTTGCATGAAATTAATTTTAAAGAAAACATAAATCAAGAAAGTTATTTAGATAAATTAAGAGCTTTGCTTGAAGGTTTGAGATGCGATAACATAACAACGCTTTTAAAAAAAGGACAGGAAGAAGATTTTAGAAGATACGGAAATGCTTATTTTAATTCAAAATTTAGATAAATGAAAATAGAAACTCAAGTTAAAATAGAAAAACTTAACAAAAAGTTAATAAAAGTAAATGCGGATCTTGATCGATGCAGAACTTCTGTAATTCAAGACGGGTGGCAAACGCAAAGGCACGCGAAGAAATCTAGAAAATGGGATTTTTTGGCACAAGAAAAAATTAAGTTAATTCAAGAAATAGAAATTTTAGAAACCGCATAACATGACCCCAAACGAGAAAATAAAAAACCTGACCGCTACATTAGGAATGTCAGGTAAAAGAGCTGCAGAAGTGATTGGAATGACTTACACCGCATTTAGAAAAAGAAAATGCAAAACACGTCTAGAAGTTTTTAGCGAAGAGAATTATTTAACATTATTAAAATTTACGAAATCATGGAAAAATTAACAGCACAAAATTTAAAAAACTTAAAACATGGCGACATTGTTTATCAATTTAAAGGCATAAACGAAAGTAAATTGCACTTTGTGGGCAAAATGCCTAACAATAAAAACTATTTAATTTTTTGTCAAGGCGAGCATCTTCAGTTTTTATACATTAACCCAAAAACAGAACAATTTAAGAATGATTGGTATGGTTCTAAATTATCAATTGAAGAAATTGGTAATATAATTATTTTAAATATTGATTATAAAATACAGTATTATATTAATCAAAAAAAATTAATTAAAGAAATTTATGTTAATAAAGTAGAATCATGAGAACGATAAAATTTAGAGGATTAAGATTTGACGGTAAAGGGTGGGTGTGTGGGCATTATTATGATGACGAGATTCAATCTTTTATTATTTCTGGAATAAATACTTACGAAGTCATCCCCGAATCAATCGGTCAATTTACAGGCTTAATTGATGTTGACGGAAAAGAAATTTACGAAGGCGATACTGTTTATTTATCAGGAAAAGGCAATGAAAATATGAAGTTTCCTTTTTACGATTTATATGATGCATTATTTGAAAAAGATATTGGAAAAATAATCGGAAACATACACGAAAAGTAAAAAGTATTTCTTATATTTGCAGTGTAATCTCTCACTTACGGTAAAGATATTTAGCTTTATAGCTAACCGACAAACCCTATTAGTGTGTGAGAGCCTAATAGGGTTTTGTCATTTTATAAAATACGGAACGTATGAAATTTTTAGAAAAAGATTTAGAAGTTATTATTTGGGAAGCAGATAATAAAAAATTACAAGAAAGGAATTTACCTATTGAAGGTAATAAAGTAAGACAGTTAAAAATTGGAAATTACGGAATTGCCGATTTAGTTACATTTAAAAAATGCAACTCTGGATATGATGGTGCTTTTCCATATTTAAAAATAACAGTTTATGAGCTTAAAAAAGAAAAAGTTGGTATTTCCGCTTTTTTACAAGCGATAAAGTATTGTCGAGGCATTAAGTCTTATATGAAAAAGCATAAGCCAAATATCCTATTTACCATTGAAATTGTATTGATTGCAAAAGAAGTTGATTTAAGTGGAGATTTTATTTATCTAACAGATTTATTTTATTCTTGTGAAACATTTGGATCGGTTAATAGTGTTTTATTTTACACTTTTAATTATGATTTTGATGGGATAAATTTTATAAATGAATCTAGTTACGACATAACTAATAAAGGATTTTAAAATGAACGGATTTGAACAAATAAAAAGTTTTTATTCGTGGGTTTTTAACAATTCAGACAAAGTAAGACCTACGCATATTAGTTTGTATTTATTTTTGCTTAATCAAAATAATAGATGCATGTGGGTTGAATGGTTTAAATGTCCTTATGATTTGGCAATGCAAGGGGCTTGTATTGGAAACAAAAACACTTATTATAAAGCACTAGATGAACTTCAATTATACGGCTTAATCTTTTATAAAAAAGGAATAAACCTACATAAAGCACCAATGATTAAGTTAGTCCAGCTGTACGATAATGTACCTCTAACTGGTAAAGTAACTGTACCTCTATGTGAACCGCTAACTGTACCCGTATCTGAACCGCTATCTGTACTTCTGAATAAGAATACATATAAACTTATAACAGATAACTATAAACTTGTAAACAACAACATTGAAACGTGGATGAATTTAGAAAAGCCTTTAATTTTATTAAACCGTTCTGATGATTTTGCTTTGCAATGTTTACAGGACCAAATTTGGAAGGAAGCAATTTGTATGAAAAGTTTACTTACTCCGATTACAATCGAATTTGCATTAAAAGATTATAACATCCATTTAATCCAGCAAGGCGAAATCAAAAACGACATAAAAGACTATAAATCTCATTTCGTAAATTGGGTTAAGAAAAAAAAGGAATTAAAAGCAAAAGACGTTCAATTTCAAAATAAAGACAGATTATGATAAATACAAAACGAGAATCTAAAATTACAAACTTACTTCTAGCTTCTTTGGTTTTAACAAACAATGAAAACTTTGATTTAAAAAACACAATCAAAGATATTTATCAGGAATTTGCAGAAATTAAATTCAAAATTATAAAGCAAGGTGTTTTAAACGGCATCAAAGAAGATTTTCATAAATCAGATAAATTTTGCACTCAACTTATTTGCATTTGGATAAGAACGCAAATTAAAATAATTGAAAATAAAAAACCAAAATTATGAGCTGGCAAGAACAAACCGCATTAAGACGTGTATTCAATGTTTTTAAACGGAACAAGACAAATGTGTATCCAGAAGATATAAACGCCTTAAAAACGCTTAATGAAAGCCTAGAAGCCTATCAAAAGGAATTTGTAAACGATAACAAACTATTCGCAAAACTTTTATCTTTACAAATTACGCAAAATGTAAGATATTACGGAAGTATTGAAACAGCTTTAATAGCGTTAAAAGACGACCTTAAAAATCCGTTGGAGTACAATATTACATTTTTGCAACAAGAATTAAACCAGAGGGCAGTAAATGATTATTTAGAGCAAAACAAAACCATAACTCCAGAAAACAAAAAAGAATTTCAAAAAAAACTTTTAGAAAGTTGGAGTTTACAAAATGTTGAAAAATCCTTCTATAACACAGCAAACGAAATAATTAAAAACATTGACTTTTACAAATAAAAAACAGAAATTATGGAAAATATTAAAACAGAATTTAAACCAAATTTATTTAACGACCATTTCCAGAACTACAAAAGATATGCAGTTCCAAAAGCACAATTAATAATTGCCGATATTCCTTACAATTTAGGCATAAATGCTTATGCTTCCAATCCAAGTTGGTATGAAGGTGGAGACAACAAAAACGGAGAATCAAAACTTGCAGGAAAAGAGTTTTTTGATACCGATAAAGATTTTAGAATTTCTGAATTTTTACATTTTTGCAGTACAATGTTAAGGCCTGAGCCAAAAGAAACAGGTTCAGCCCCTTGTATGATTGTATTTTGTGCCTTTGAACAACAATTTGAACTAATCGAAAAAGCTAAAAAATACGGTCTAAATAAATATATAAATTTAGTATTTAGGAAAAACTTTTCAGCACAAGTTTTAAAAGCAAATATGCGAGTAGTTGGAAATTGTGAATATGCAGTAATTTTATATCGTGAAAAACTGCCAAAGTTTAACAACAAAGGCAAAATGGTAATGAATTGTTTGGATTGGTTTAGAGACACAGAAACCGAAAAAGTACACCCAACGCAAAAGCCGATTAAAGTTTTGGAAAATTTAATTTCTATTTTTACCGATAAAGGAGATGTAGTTATTGACCCTTGCGCAGGTAGTGGCAGTACTTTAATAGCTTGCGAAAATTTAGAGCGTAAAAGTTTTGGTTTTGAGATTAAAAAAGACTTTTTTAAAGACGCAAAAAGATTAATTGATTCTAACAAAACAGATAATAAAGAACTTCGAGAATTGGGATATTCTAAAACAAAACTAGAAAAAATTAATCCTATTTTGTTTTAATTATGGAAAAACTAAACTTTGACGAACTTGACAAAACAATAAATACGCAGCCGTTAATTAATTTTGCTGATATTTACAAAGAAGCATTAATTGACCCGATCGAAGAGATTAAACAACAACCGATAGCCATAAGCATTGGCGAAAGTCAATACAAGGGTAATTATTACCCAATACCATTTGGAAGTTATGGCGATTTTTCTTGCATTGTAGGAGCTTCAAAATCCAGAAAAACGTTTTTTAAATCAATGATTGAAGCGGGTTATATTGGTGGTACTGCATCAGTTTTTAATCCTGGAATAAAAGGACATGAAACTAAAGATAAATTTGTAATTTCTTTCGATACCGAACAATCAAACTTTCACACGCAAAGAGTTCAAAGGCGCGTTTTAGAATTAATAGGAGGTAATTACGACCTTTATAAAACTTTTTGCCTTCGTAAATATTCCCCAAAAGAAAGATTTGATTTTATTGACTGGATTGTATTTGAGAGTGATTTTAAAGATAAAATAGGATTAATGAGTATTGACGGGTTTGTAGATTTGGTAACTGATTTTAATAGCCTAGAGCAAGCTACAGGATTAACGCAAAAACTATTAGAATGGACCTCAAAAGGAAATTTGCATTGCACGGGGATACTTCATAAAAACTTTGGCACGTCAAAGCCAGTAGGGCATATTGGATCGTCAATATTAAAAAAAGCAGAAACGGTTGTTTTTGTAGAAAAGGAAGATAACAACACAATTGTAAAATGTGAATATTCAAGAAATCAACCTTTTGAACCAATTACTTTTTATGTTGATGATAACGACTGGTTGCCAAAAAGCACAACAGACTGGATGTAAAATAAAAACAAATTAAATTATTAATTATGAAAACACAAGATTTATTTCAAGGATTTACATATCCAAAGACCAATTTGCAAGAAGTTTTACTAACTTTGATTCTGAAAGGCAATGTTACTTTATTTGACTTTCCCGTAATGGCAGGGTTTAGAACTAGAGTTTCTAATTTGGTTTTAGATTACGGATTAAATTTGGAAACCACAAAGGCTAAACGCTGCAATAAGTTTGGCAATAGCTACACGTACCACATTCACAAGCTGCCAGTTGATCAAAAAGACAAAGCAATTGCAATTTATAATAAAATGGTAAAAAAATGAATAAAATTAATATTGGTAGTGACTTTTCGGGAGTTGGAGCTTTTAACCAGGCGTTACAAAGATTAAAAATTGATTATAACGAAGTTTTCGCTTGTGACTGGAATAAATACTCACGGCAAACATTTTTGTTAAATTATGGCACTCCAAAATACTTTCCGTTGGATGTTTACGAACGTGAAATTCCAAAAGAAAACCTTGATATTTATATGACTTCTCCTCCATGCCAGGCGTTTAGTTTAGCGGGTAAAAGAAAAGGCGAAGAAGATAAAAGAGGGGTGCTATTCTACAACTCTCACGAATTTATTACTAAAAATAAACCGAGATATTTTATATTCGAAAATGTAAAGGGATTACTTTCTGATGATGGAGGCAAAACCTTTCAAAGATGGATTGATTATTTAGGAGGTAAAAGCGTAAATGGCAATCCTGTAATATTCCCTCTCGATGAAGCTACACCGTATCACGTGTACTATCAAGTTTTAAATGCTAAAAACTATGGGATTCCTCAAAATAGAGAGCGTATTTTTATTATAGGCATTCGTGATGATGCCGATAATGAATTTAGTTTTCCTAAACCATTTTACCTGGTTAAAAGACTGAAAGATGTGCTTGAAAGCGAAGTGGACGAAAAGTATTTTTTGAGTGATAAGATGATAAACTATTTGGTTTCAAATTCAGATTTGCAAAAACAAAACGGTAATGGTTTTAAATTTTCTCCAACAGACGGAAATAGTATTGGGAAAGCCGTAACAACAAAAGCGGGACAAAGAATGGATGATGATTTTATTGTTGAAACTAAAACGGATGTCAAGGTAGTTTGTTTTGGACGTTCAGAAGAAGAAAAAACAAGAAGAAAAGAGCATTTTCAAAAAACAGGCCAAGATAGTGGTTCTTTTAAAGATAAAGAATTAATAGCTAAAAATCAGGATTACTACGACACATTATTAGCAAGTCCAAATCCTAAAAAAGAGGGTTTAATAATGTTATTTAACGAGGTTATACAGCTAAACCCAAGCAAAGAAAGCGGGGGAAAACAACCTTATCAACAAAATAGAGTTTATGACACTCGTGGTGTAATGACAACTTTAGATACTGATAGCGGCAATAAATCTATACTTACAAAACAAAGAATACGTCGATTAACCCCACTAGAATGCTTTAGGCTTATGGACTTTAACCCAACTTTTAAATGGGATGTCAGCGATTCACAAGCATATAAACAAGCAGGTAACTCTATTTGTGTTGGAGTGTTGGCTGCAATAATTTCAAAATTAAAACTATGAAAGCAATAGAAATAATTACAGAAGTAAACAACGGTAATTTTAAAAGAAACTTAAACGAAATTTTAAATGCATTAAAGCAATGAATGAAATAGAAAAACTAAACAGATATGTAAATCAGTATTACAATTGCAATTTACAAGATGGTGCGGAATTATCAATGTTAATTCAAAAGATAACAGGATTACTCTATTATTTGGAATCAGTACGAGCGGACGTACACAATCATTATGAAGTTATGGTATTTGACTTGGTAAAGCAAAAATTTACCGTTTCTCGAGCCGTAAATGAAGCTAATGTATGTTTCCCGCAAATGTATCAATTGAGACGTGTTATGGATTCAGGTTACAAAATTTGCGATGCAATTAGAACAAACATAAGTTTTCTGAAAAGTGAAATGGTGCATAGTAAACAACAAGGGTAATGAAACAAAAGACTTGTAAAATTTGCAAAGTAAAATTTGATCCTAAACAATTTGCGCAAAACGTTTGTGATTATAAGTGTGCAATTATCCATGCTAAAAACCTTAAAGAAAAAAAAGATGCTG